GTTTGGTAACTAGCATTGTAATAATCATAGTAGTATCATTATTGATAGCTGGTTGTTCTATACCTAAAAATCCAAAATTAAGTTTCGGTAAAAAATGTGTAGATAAACAAGAGAATGTTGTTTACTCATATGTTTGGTTGTATAACAAAAAAGATGGTTTACAGGCAAATAAAGAAACTTGTAATTTAATAAAGGACTAAAATGGCAATCTTACGAGGCGGAAGACGTATAGGTAATTACGATATAAGAGTAGGTGTACCAAGAGATAGGTCACTAGATAACGTAAATGCTGATGAAAGATTAAGACGTAAACCTGGTGGTAATCCAGAGTCTACGATTAATAGATTCATTGCTGAAGTAAATCAAGGTGAGGGTTTAGCAAGACCAAATAGATTTATAGTTATGTTTAATCTGCCTCAAAGAGATAAGATAGATAGTGCCGAAGTATTAGCAAGTGAATTTGGTGGTGGTAGTATGGGCACCAACAATGATTTAGAGTCATTAACAATGTCAAGAAATGTTAGTATGATGTGTAGTAAGGTTACTATGCCAAGTAGAGATATTAATACACAAACCCATTTGATGTATGGACCTGCTAGAGAAATGCCTTATGCATATACATTTAGCAGAAGCATTGAACTAAATTTTTATGGCGATAAGTTTTTAAGACAAAGACAATTTTTTGAAAACTGGCAGAAAAAAATATTTAACTATCAAACTCACGATATGAATTATTATGATGATTATGTTGGTTCAGTAGATATTATGCAATTAGGTCAGTTTGAAAGTGAGAATGATAGAGATAGAGTTACCTATGCAGTAAGATTATATGAAGTTTATCCTCAAACAATAGGTTCTATTGATTATAGTTATGGCGACAATGATAAACAGGTTGATATACCTATTACATTAAACTTTAGAAGATGGATAAATTTAACAATAGACCAAATAGAAGGCGCTACGGTAGGTAGTGCTTTTGGTGACGTGCCTACAATAAAGGCAAGTAAAGATTTTGGATTATTTGGTGGTGTGTTATCTAAATTGCCTCCTGAATTTAGAAGAGCAGGCAGAGATATATTACAGACCGCTAAGCGAAGTTTACCAATTGGTAAAGTGACCGGTGGAAAATTATTCCCACCATTTTAAACAATAAGGAGAAGATATAATGGCATTGCCTATATTAGAAACAGCGAGTTATGAGTTGACGTTACCATCAACAGACGTAAAAGTAAAGTTTAGACCTTTTAAAGTTGCAGAGGAAAAAGTTTTACTTCAGGCTCTTGAGTCGCAAGAACAAAAACAAATAGTAGAAGCATTAAAGAATATTGTTAGTGTTTGTACATTTGGTAATTTAAATGTTGATGAGTTACCAACCTTTGATTTAGAGTATGTATTTTTACAGATTAGGTCAAAGTCAGTTGGTGAGGTTGCAAATTTAAAAATTTTGTGTCCTGATGACAAAAAAACTTATGCAGACGTTGATGTTGATTTAACAAAAATTGATGTTCAAGTAGATGACGAACATACAAATAAAATACAGGTTAATGACCAAGTAAGTTTGTTAATGAAATATCCTACAATCAATTCTGTTGACCCTACAAAAGATTATGCTAAAGGTGCTAAGACGCAAGACCTATTTGATATTATATCAAAGAGTATTTACCAAATCCAAGAGGGCGACAAAACGCATATGGCGGTTGATTACAGCAAAGAGGAAATGGATAAGTTTGTTGAAAGTTTAGATAGTAAATCATTTAAGTCTATACAAAGATTTTATGATACTATGCCTAAATTAAGACACGAATTAGAGGTAGAAAACCCTAAAACTAAAGTGAAGAGCAAGGTGACTTTAGAGGGTTTATCCGATTTTTTCGGGTAGCCCTTTCACACGATTCGCTTGAAAACCATTTTCAAGTGAATTTTGCTCTTATGCAACATCATAAATATTCTTTGACAGAATTAAATCATATGTTGCCGTGGGAAAGGGATATATACGTTAATTTGTTAATACAACATATTAAAGAAGAAAAAGAGAGACGAGAACGAGAGAGGCGAAAATAATGTTTGAAGAACAGAAAAAATCAGCCGTTGACAAAGTAAAATGGGTGTGGTGGTTTTTAAAAGAAGAACTACCTCAATTCTTATCTAACTGGAGAACCGTACCAAGACTTATGATGGTACTTTATGGTCTAGTATTCTATGAAACTATGACTTGGTTTATGGCACTAGAGGCACCAAATAATGCACAAGCAGGTTTTGTATCTGTTGTTGTAGGTGCTGGCGCTGCCTGGTTTGGTTTATATGTAAACGGCAAGTCAAGTAAGATTCAAAAATAATGCGTAAGTGTAGAGATTGTAACCACTATTGTCATTGTGTTGAAGCAGAACACGTTGATGAATATTGTGGTCTATGCGAATGTAAAAAATGTAGATGTAAAGAAACAGACTAATGGCAGAGATAGTTGTAAAAGATAAAAAAGATGATAATGTTGAGAAAGCTCTTGACATTGTAAGCGCACAACAAAAGATTGTGGGTAAAGCACTTGTTGGTGCTTCAGGCGCAACACTTGTTGAGAAGTCGGAAGAGTCATACGAGTTATTAGAACATATTAGACAACTATCAAAAAGAAGTTTATCAAGTTTAAAAAGTATTGCTGACTCACTAGTTAGTATGTTTAGATTTGATAAAGACGAGGCACGTAGGCAAAGAGACCAAGCGAGTGAATTAGCAAAAGAAAAATCTTTTATAGGTCCAATGTTGCCTTCTAACGAAGATGTATCTACAAATGATGATAGTAATAGAGGTGGCGGAGGCGGAGGTGCATTAGCATTTTTAGCAGGATTTTTATCAAGATTACCAGGCGTAGGTGCAATGAAGAAATTATTTAAACCTATAATGGGATTTTTTGGCAAGAGTGGTGTATTGTTTAAATTATTTGGTAGATTTGGTCCCTTAGCAGGTCTAACATTAGCAGTAGGTTTTTTAATTAGATACGCTGATGATATAGCAAAGGCATTAGCACCTGTGCTAGATGGATTAAAAACATTATACAAAGTATTTGAACCATTATTAAAAGCAATATTGGCTGTAGTAGATATAGCAGTAAAAGGTTCTTTGAATGCTGTAGCCGCTGCCTTAAAAGTTGCAATGGCAGGTTTAGTATATTCTGCTGAAGTGTTTATGGCGTCTATAAGGTTTATATCAGACCTGATAATGGGAATATTTACAGGCGATATTGATTTAATTAAAGATTCATTTAAAGCAATGTTAGGTGTGTTTGAGGATGCATTTATGAAATTAATTGGTGCTATCGGTAATGCCTTTAAAGGTTTAATTAATGGCATAGGTGAAATATTTGGTTTTGATAAATTGTTTGATTTTGTAAGTCAATTATTTACCAATTTTATATCATACGTAGGAAAAAAATTAGAATCTTTTGGTAATATGTTAACTAGTTTTGTTCAAGGCGCAATTGATTTTGTAATGTTCATACCTAGAAAAATAATGAGTGGTTTTTCATTTATTGCAACAGCGGTATCAGACTTTGTTACCGGTTTACCTGATAGAATAATGAATGCTGTTAAAAGTTTATTTTCTCCTATTACAGATTTCTTCTCTACCATAGGCACTAGAATCAAAGAGGCAATAAATGGTATAATAGATAGTTTGCCTTTTCCAGATTTTGTAAAAGACAAGATGAAATTTGATATAGAACCTGAAAAACCAACGACAAATTTTGAAGACACTTTACCTGCTAAACACGAAAGATTTTATGAAGATGTAAGTAGCAATAAAGGTGATATTAAAAAGTTTTCAGAAGCTACAGGTTACACTCTTAATTTACAAAAAACTAAAGCAATGTACGATACTGATAATGATAGTTTAATATTTGATAAGAATGACGGAACTGAAACAAGTTATAGAGTTGACCCTAGAAATTTTAATGCACAGGAAGAAATAGATTTTGTAGCAAACCCTCAAAAATTCATTAAAGGTGGATTAAGAGTAAAACCAAATGAACTAGGTCCAACAACTACAAATCAGCCGTCAGTTGTGGTAACAAGAGGTGGTGATACTCAAACAATATCAAACGTTGCTAAGACAGATTACAATAACGTTGCTTTAAATGTAAATGTAGATAATTACCACGATAGATTAAGTGTTGCGACTTAATACTGACCTAAATCTTTTTCAGATATAATCTTAAACTCTAAACCATTGTCCTCACAATAAGATTTTGCTGCTTGCCATTTTGCTTGATTTTTGATATATTCAAAACTCTCACGCATATACGATTTAGTTTTCTTCTTGCCTGGTTTAGGTTTACCTATTTGACGTGATGGTTTGACCTCTATCATATACTTCTTTTGTTTAGAAGTCTTTACAACAAAGTCTGGAAAGTATCTATGATATTTTTTGTCTATGGGATTAAAGTATCTAATTGGCAATTCTTCACTTGCCCAAAATAATATGTCTTGATTAAGGTCACAATAACGCATAAAACGTCTTTCTAATAGTGACCGATACACTATCTTTTTGACATCTCCTACATACTTCTTGGGGTGTGTTGGTTTATATAATCCTTGATAACTCTTTGCCATAATCTACCTATAATTCATATAAATATTGATAAAGGTATTTATAAATGGCATTTACAAAGTTAAAAAATCAGATATCAAGTCTAGCAACACCATTCTTATCAAACGTGGTCAGTAATCTTGCTGTACCTAAAAGTGCTAAGGACGCAGGTAGTTTTGCTGCTTCATTAAAAGAAAAATCACCATTTAATATTGGTCAAGCACCTAATCAAGAAGTTTTAAAAAATCCATTATCATTTAGTCCTGTTCAATACCCATTAGATTTAGGTAATGAACAATTAGGTCATTATATTATGTTTGAATCTGGTTTTGTTAGTTATAGTCCACAAAAGGCAGGTCTAATACAAGGGCAAGGTAAAAGAGAAAGATATACTTCAAGATTACCTAGGTCATCAATAACAAACTCAGCAATAGCATTGTATATGCCTAAAGATTTAAAAGTTTCATACAAACAAACTTACTCACCAGAGGCAGCAGGTATAGCAGGTGATATAGAGGCAGGTTTGGCAGCAGGTAAAATACAAGAGGGTAATACTGCTGAACAGATAAAAACATTTTTAGAGGCAGGCACAAACTCTATTTTAAAAATAGGAAAAAGTATGGTTGGTGAGGCAATAAGTGTAATACCAGACGCAGGTGACCCAATTAAATTTATTGCAAAGAGAGCAGGTTTAGCAGTCAATCCTAGAAATGAACAATTTTATGACTCGCCTGATTTTAGAACTTTTAGTTATACATTTGATTTTTGGCCAAGAAATTCTAAAGAGGCAAAGGCAGTCGCTGATATAATTTACATATTTAAATATAACTCATCACCAGGTTTAAGAGGTAAATCAGGAGCATTGTTCAATGCACCAAACTATTTTAGAATAAGTTATTATCAAAATGATGGTAATGAAAACCATAAATTACATAAGATTGCCGCTTGTTATTGCACAGGTGTATCTGTTGATTATGCACCTGACGAACAACCTACATTTTTCAAAGACGGTTATCCTGTTCATAGTAATTTAACGGTAGAGTTTATAGAAGACAGAATATTAACTAAAAACGATATTGAGGCAGGCGCATAATGATTTACTTCAACGAGTTTCCTAAAATAGATTACAATATGACAGGCATAAATGGTAATGTAAAAGAGGTAACTGATATATGGCGAAGAGTAAAAGTTAGAAGTAAGATTGCAAGCAACGTATCTTTATATGACGCAATAGAAGTACCTGAAGGTGATTCACCTGAAACAATTGCATATAAAGTTTATGGCGATACATCATATTTTTGGATTGTGTGTATATTAAATAATGTAGTTAACAGATATCACGATTGGCCGTTAGATGAGTTTAACTTTCAACAATTTGTTGCTGATAAGTATGATAATCCTAATGCTATACATCATTATGAAAAGACACAATCAAGTGGCAAACAAGTTGGTTCAGGTCCTAGTGATTATGACCACAAAATAGAAGTTAATAGTGATGAGGCAGGCGCAGAGGCAGTATCAAACATAGAATACGAAAGAAGATTACAAGATAAGAAAAGACAAATAAGGTTATTACAACCGGCATATTTAGATAGTTTTATAGATGAATTTAGATTGTTAATCAGGAAGTAAATTAAATTATGGCAATTGACAGAGACGTATTTGACAAACCAGGTCAGTACACATTAAACGAAATAGAGATTATATCATATAGGCATAATCAGGAAGAGTTATTGCCTTTAAAGATTAATATTAAACCTATTATGGTAAGTTTTGAGATTGCTGAAGATATATTTTCTAATAACGTGGTTGGCAGTTGTATTGTATATGATATGCAAGATGTAAGAACAATGTTCCCTTTGACAGGTCTTGAAAGATTATCATTATCATTTAATTCACCAGGCATAACAGGTTATGACTTTACAGATACAACAGGCATACCTTTACAGATATATAAGATAGATAAGGTTACAAAAGACCCTAATCAAGAGAAGGCACAATTTTACCAGATATTCTTTTGTTCGCCTGAAATGTATCGTAATTCTACAACAAAGATAAGTAAGGCATATGCAGGTCCAATAGAGAACGCAATCAATGATATATTACGTAATTATTTAAAGTCAGAGAAACCATTTTACTTTGAACCAACAGCGACCAATCCAAAGATAGTCATACCAAATTTAAAACCATATGAGGCAATAAGACTATTAGCCAAGAGTGCCATACCTAAAAACTTTCCGTACAATGCAGGTTATGTATTCTATGAAACATCAAAAGGTTTTTATTTTAGGTCAAATGCTAGTATGATGGCAATTGGTGGTGTAGGCGCTCAGATAACACCTAAATGGAAGTTTTCTGCCATAATACCAAATGTGACCGAAAATGAGAAACAACCAGAGATTAAAGATATAGAACGTAGATTATCGCAAGTATTAAAATATAACGTCAATAAACCAATTGATATGTTAGCAAATATTAATGAAGGTTTTTATGCAAGTAAGACTACATCACACGACGCCTTTAATAAAACAATTGAAGTATATAATTTTGATAGTGCTGATAGAAAAGATAAAACACCAAGATTAGAAATGGGTACAGAGGCAGGTCTATTATATCCAAAAGACGTAGAATATGCAGACACACGAAAACCACTTACTCAACACTATGATAGTAGGCATATGATTAAGTCTAGCACAAAGAAAATACATAACGATTACGAAGACAGAGAAGGCGTATTTGGTTTGCCAATGCGTATTCACGACCACCAAGGTTATAGAAACCAAAACCTAACTCTATTAGTATTTGGTAATACAATTATAAACGCAGGTGATATAATAACGTTTTCATCACCAATACAGGCGCCACAAAACCAAGATGAAAGAGCAGAGGTCAACCCTTATACTAGTGGCCGTTATATAGTAATGGCACTAAAACATCAAGTAGATG